CTTTCCCAAATGGTGGCGGAGGCGGCGCCGGTTCTGTCGGTGGGAACGCACTGGCCTCAAAACTGACTGGCAATGGCGGGGCGGGTTTTGCATCTTCTATTACTGGCGCGGTAGTTCAATATGCGGGTGGTGGCGGTGGTGGTAACCGCCAAAGCGGCGTTGCTGACGGTATAGGTGCTGCGGGTGGTGGAAATGGAAATATCGGGACAACAACGCCTTCTACCGCTGGGCTTGCAAACACGGGTGGCGGAGGTGGTGGAAGTGGTGGAACCACTACTATTGCAGGTGGAGCAGGTGGCTCCGGCATCGTGATCATTCGCTACCCTGCAACAGCATCTCCGCCCACTTCAACAACGGGCAACCCACAGGTATCCTACGCGGGCGGGTATCAAATCTATGTGTGGACTTCTTCTGGGTCAATCACCTTCTGAGCATGGAAAAGCACTGCCCCCGCTGCTTAGAGACAAAGCCGGTTGCGGACTTCCACAAGGACAAGTCGCGCAAAGACGGTCTGTTTTGCTACTGCAAGGCGTGCAATGTTCGCCATGTCAAAGCGTGGCAGCAGCAGAACAATGAGCGTGTAAACGCCGGGCATAGGAAAAACTATGCCAAGAACTTGGAGGCTTCTAGAGAAGCGCGTCGGGTTCGGGTTCGTCGGTGGTATGCCAAGCACGCCGAGTCTCAAAAACTTAGGGCGGCGGAGTACCGCAAGGCCAAGCCGGAGATTAAACGCCTTTCTCAAAGCAAAAGAAGGGCGCTTCAGCGCGGCAATGGAGTGTTTGTGGTCACGCAGAGGGATGTGATGCGGCTGCTTCGCGCCCCCTGTGCCGCTTGCGGATCATTGACAAACCAAACCATCGACCATGTAATCCCAATTGCTCTCGGTGGAAGACACTCCATCGGCAATCTTCAAACCTTGTGCTTCTCCTGCAACAGCAGCAAGCACACCAAAATCATGTCCCAATGGAAACGCGAAAGGAAAGTGTATGAGCCACTTCGCCAAGGTTGAAAACGGCATTGTTACCCAAGTTATCGTGATCGAGCGCGATGTGCTTGAGACTGGTCTGTGGGGTGACCCTGCTTCGTTTGTTCAGACCTCCTACAACACCCACGGTGGCAAACACCCCGAGGGCCGTCCGCTTCGCAAGAACTTCGCCGGGGTTGGCTACACCTACGACGCACAGCGTGATGCGTTCATCCCTCCAAAGCCGTTTAACTCCTGGCTGTTGGATGAGGAAACCTGCTTGTGGAACGCTCCAGTGCCGATGCCCACGGATGGCAAACCCTACAAGTGGCAAGAGGAAACGACTTCGTGGGTTGAAATTGTTATTGAGCCTGCACCAGAGGCTTAATAAAATGGCAGTTATGTTGCCTGACCTCGCTTACTTGAAGTCCATCCTTGAATACAGGGATGGCTCTCTATACCACAAACAAAATCGTGGCAAAGCAAGGGCGGGTGAAATTGCCGGTAGTCTTTCAAAGCACTACTGGGTTCTTAGGATAGATGGTAAAAACTACTATGCACATCGCATAGTTTTTCTTATGAACCACGGTTGGTGCCCAGAAGTTATTGACCACATCAACGGCGACAAACTGGACAACAGGATAGAAAATCTGCGCCCTGCATCGGCAAGTCAAAACACATGGAATTCGCCCGCGAGAAAAAATAACTCGCATGGCGCAAAAAACCTGACATTTGATAAGCGATCCAACTTTTGGTATGTCAAGTTTTGGGTTAACGGGCGCAGAAAAAATTTTGGTTGTTTCAAAGACAAATCTCTTGCGATTGAGTTTGCTGAACTTGCGCGAGATATGCTTTACGGGCAGTTTGCCCGTCATGCGTAAGGAATTGCCATGCCGCAATATTCGGGCGTTTTCACGCTGAGTCAGGCCACACAAGCCATTCGGGATCAGAACTGGCCGGGTATTGCTCCGCCTAATGTGGAGTACCTTGTCGTTGCCGGGGGCGGCGGTGGCGGATATAGCATTGGCGGTGGTGGCGGCGGTGGTGGACTTTTGGCTGGATTTACTGGAGTCCCTTTAGGATCGTCTATCACGGTAACAGTTGGCGGAGGCGGTGCAGGAGCAACAACCGCAGCAGCCGGAACAATTGGTAGCAGTTCTGTGTTTGGAAACTTTACTGCCACAGGTGGTGGCGGCGGTTCTGGTTATGCAACCGCTGGCGGTTCAGGTGGCTCTGGCGGTGGCGGTGGTCGTTCTGACACAACCGGTGGTGTAGGTGGCTCTGGGATTTCTGGTCAAGGAAACGCTGGCGGGAAAGGGCTAGATACTTCAAACAACGCTTCTGGAGGTGGTGGCGGCGCTGGAACAGAGGGTTTAAGAGCGCCAACAGCAGGGTATGGTGGAAATGGCGGAGCGGGTATTGCTTCTGACATTTCAGGAACTCGTACAACTTACGCTGGCGGTGGTTCTGGTTATGGCGCGACTGGTGGCGCTGCTACGGCTGGCGCTGGTGGCGGAGGAGCAGGAGCCGCTGGCACGGCAAATACAGGTGGCGGCGGTGGTGGCGCTCCATCTGTAACCAATGGGTATAGCGGAGGATCTGGCGTAGTCATCATTCGCTATCCCGACATCTACCGCGCTGCTGCTTCTACTACAGGCTCTCCCACGGTCACGACATCTGGTGGATTCCGCATCTACCGTTGGACTTCTTCGGGCTCAATCACTTTCTAAATCATGGAAGAAACCGTCGAAACCAAGTTCTTCGTACATGAAGCGGTTTGCGCCCAACGGTACGAAGCCATTGAGAAGCGTCTTGAGGACGGCAGCAAGCGCATGACGCGCATCGAGCACCTGCTGTACATCACCATCGCTGCGGTCTTCCTCGGCCCTGGCGTGGCGGCGCTGTTCCTGAAGAATTTACTGGGGATATGACATGGCATGGTCAGATGTTCTCAAGGCAGTCATCCCTATCGTGGTGGCTGCGCTTGCTTGGCTGCTAGGACAGGTTGCATCCTTCTCTGAGCGTCTGACCAAGATTGAGGGGCAGATGCCTGCCCTCATCACCAAGGAAGGCGTTCCCACTGACAGCCCCATCAGCGCCGAGCGCAGGGCGATCCTGAAAGAGCAAATCTACAAGGACATTAACGATCTTCAAGTCAAGGTCAAACTGCTTGAAGAGCGCGAAAAGTTCTTGAAGGGGAGCAAGTGATGTTGGAATTACTCAGCGGCGGCATTTTCGGCTCCCTTCTTGGGGGCCTTTTCCGTCTTGCGCCGGAAGTGTTGAAGTTCTTCGACAAGAAGAATGAGCGGCAGCATGAACTTCTAATGTTCCAACGTCAGTGCGACTTGGAGCAGATTCGCGGTCAGCAGAAGTTGGCTGAGATTGGGGCCGCACGGGACGCAGCCATTGACGTGGGAGTCATGGACGCCTTCAACGCCGCTATCAATCAGCAGGCTGAGATGGCAAAGGCCGCAGGCGGGTGGGCAGCATCCCTTAGCGCCTCTGTGCGCCCTGTGGTCACATACTGGGTGATCTTGCTGTGGTCGTTTGTCCACCTGTGGTTTGCCTGGAACGCATGGCTAAACGGCGCTCCTCCGAAGGAAGTCTTTGAAACCATGATGACCGCAGACTTCATGGCGCTTGTATCGGGGACCATCAACTACTGGTTCCTTGACCGCACCCTGAAACAGCGTGGCCTATGAAACTCGACATTGCAGAAGAACTCTGCCGTCGTTTTGAGGGTTTACACCGAGTCGGATCGGATGGTTTGATCTATCCGTATGTCTGCCCTGCCGGGTTTCCCACACAGGGGTATGGAACGGTTTTCCGTCCAGATGGGCGGAAGGTGACGATGGACGATCCCCCCATCACCCGGCAGACGGCGGAACAATGGCTCAAGGTAGACCTGCTTAATACCTACGCCCCTGGAGTTGTGCGGCAGTGTCCAATTCTGCTGACGCTGGCCTTGACTCAGAATGACTGGCCCAAGTTCAACGCCATCGTGGATTTCGCGTATAACCTGGGTGTCGGGCGCTTGCAAACCTCGACTTTGCGGCGGAAAATCAACGCTCAAGACTGGGATGCGGCAAAGGAGCAGTTGATGCTCTGGACTAGGGGCGGCGGCAAGGTACTTCCCGGCTTGGTCAAACGCCGCCAAGCTGAATGCGCTTTGATGGACTAGCCCATGCCCTTACAGAAAATCCTGTTCAAGCCCGGAGTCAACCGCGAGAACACGCGGTACACCACTGAGGGCGGGTGGTACGACTGCGACAAGGTTCGGTTTCGCCAGGGCACGCCTGAGAAAATTGGTGGGTGGCAGCGGATTTCGACCAACACCTTCTTGGGTGTGTGCCGCTCCATGTGGAACTGGGTGACGCTTCAGAGCGAAAACTTGTTGGGCCTTGGCACCAACCTGAAGTTTTACATTGAGCGTGGCGGTGAGTACTACGACATCACGCCACTGCGCACGACGACAACGCTTGGAGCAGACCCTTTCACGGGCAACGGCACAACCACGGTCACGGTAACCGCGCCTTCCCACGGCGGTATTACAGGTGACTTCGTGACCTTCAGCGGGGTAACGGGCACCTATGCCTCCATCCTCAACGCTGAGTTCCAAATCACGGTCACTGGTGTCAACACGTACACCATCACCACACCCTCCGTTATCGCAGCAGGTGTGACGGGCGGAGCAGCCGTATCTGCCGCATATCAGATCAACGTCGGCCCTGAGATTGAGGTCCCGCTTACTGGATGGGGCGCGGGTGCTTGGGGTACAGGTACTTGGGGTATTGGCACGCCAAGCACGACGCAGACAGCAATTCGCTTGTGGAGTCAGGCCAACTTTGGTGAAGACTTGATCTTTGGCCCGCGTAAGGGTGGCCTCTATTACTGGGACAACACGACCGGGGTTAACACCCGCGCAGTGGCGCTGTCTTCGCTTTCTGGTGCATCGGATGTGCCAGTCATAAACAACATTGTTTTTGTGTCCGACGTAAACCGCTTTGTGTTTTCGTTTGGCTGCAACGACTACGGCTCGTCCACCATTGACCCCATGTTGATTCGTTGGTCGGCGCAAGAAGATGCGGTTGACTGGACACCGGCGGCTACCAACCAAGCGGGTAGTGTGCGCTTGTCGCACGGTTCTGAAATCGTCGCTGTCGTTCAGGCTCGCCAAGAAGTTGTGGTGTTCACGGACTCCTCCCTCTACTCCTTGCAATATCTTGGACCGCCCATCGTGTGGGGCACGCAGCTACTGGGCGACAACATCTCCATCGTGAGCCAGAACGCCGCCTGTATTGCCTCGGGTGTGGTGTACTGGATGGGCGTGGACAAGTTCTATGCCTACGACGGTCGCGTACAGACACTGCCTTGCGATGTGCGCCGCTACGTGTTCAGCAACTTCAACGCTTCTCAGGCAGGTCAGGTCTTTGCCGGTACCAATGAAGGCTTCAACGAGGTCTGGTGGTTCTACTGCTCGGCAGGCTCCACCACGGTAGACCGTTACGTGGTCTACAACTATCTTGAGCGCATCTGGTATTACGGCACGATGGCCAGGACGGCGTGGCTTGATTCGGGCCTGCGCGAGTATCCGATGGCGGCAACGTACAGCCGCAACATCGTCAACCACGAGCAAGGGCTGGACGACAACGAAACCGGAACGCCTGCACCGATCCTGGCCAACATCTCTTCGTCTGAGTTTGACATTGGCGATGGCCACAACTTCGGGTTCGTGTGGCGCATGCTGCCTGACATCACGTTTGAAAACTCCACCGCAGGCTCGCCCACCGTCAACATGACGCTCTACGGGTTGTACAACTCAGGCTCCGGCAGTATTGACAGCGCAGGCCAACCGGTGGTTAAGGGCAGTACGTACGTGATCACCGAGGAGTTCACCGGGCAGATTTACACCCGCGTGCGCGGGCGGCAGATGATCTTCAAGGTGGACTCCAACACGCTTGGAACGACGTGGCAGCTTGGTGCGCCCCGGATCGACATTCGTCAGGA